CGGTCCGGGTTGATGCGCCAGTTGGGCGCGAGCCGCGATGACAACCATTGACCGCAAGCCTGAAACAAAAACGAAATGCCCCTACTGCGGCGGAAAACACTCAGCCAATCAAAGGTGCAACCCAGTTGCGACGGTTCAGGACCACGACCTAGATCACATAAAGCAAAGGAGCAAAAAAAGATGAACGTTATTGACCAAATTACCGCTGAAGTGGCCCGAGCCACGGTGAAGTTCCCGACCTGGCCTACCGACCCGCTGCACGCCCTGGCTGTACTGGGCGAGGAATACGGCGAGCTGACAAAGGCCATGCTGCAACTGACCTACGAGCCGCACAAGACGACGCCATGAGCCTGGAGCGGTACGAATACCGACAGTGCGATCAGCACGCGCAATCGTGACGCCCAACGCAGAAGTGAGGGGCGCGTAGCGTCCCGCTCGACTGCCCTGTTAAACCGAGTTTTTAATACACACAAAGGACACGAATATGAGTGAACAAAAGCAGAGCCTGAACACACAACTTGCAAACGCTGTGGCTGCTGTGGCTTCGGCACAGGATTACCTTGGCCGGATGTGCGAATTGACAGCACGCGCTCGGAACAGTGAAACCGACGCACGCAACAAGGTGAACGAAGCGCAAAAGCATTTCGATGAACTGGTGGCGCTGGTTAAGAAGTCGGCCCCGCGAGACACCGACTGGACGCGCCATTTTGTCGTGCCGGTTGACGCTTAACCCCAGCGGTAAGGGGCGGCCACTTGTGGACGTCCCCTTGACCAACGTGTTAGGCCTGTGGCGCGAAGCCCAGGGCCTGACCACAACCACAAGCCGACCCGCAAGGGTGGGCGTTTTCAACGAGCCGGGCGAGGCCTGGCGGAAAGGTACGAGATGAGCAAGTGCGAATTGTGCGGAGAACCAATGCCGCAAGGCGAAGAGATGTTCAAGTTCCACGGCTACAGCGGCGAATGCCCAAAGCCGCCACTGCCGCGTGACAACGGCATCGAAGGGGTGAAGCGCCTGTTCAAGAGCGCGACCGGTGTCGATGTTGAGGTGCGGGTGGAGAACGGCGAGTTCATCGTGATCGACCCGAACGGCCAAGAGTTCCGCTCGGGCCTGGTGCGGAAGCATTGAGGCCTAACGTTGGAGGTGAGGCGCGCCTTGCGGCGCACCAGCCTTCGCAGACCACAACCGCGACGCCGCAAGGCGTCGCCTCGACCGACCAGTTGGGCGGCAGGGTCCGAAGCGAGAAGGATTGAGCATGAAAGACGAACTGTTGATGCGTGCAGCACAGGCCAACGGCCACGCCTATCCGTGGGTGATGCCGAGCGGCTTTGGCGAGCGGCCGTGGAACCCACTGACCAACAACGAAGACGCTTTTGTGCTGGCGGTACGTATCGGGCTGCAGGTGACCGCGTACCCGATGTACGACGAGCCAAAGCATTCGGTGATCGTGCGCAAGCCGGTATGGGACCACGATGCTCAGGAAGGCGACGGCGTGGAAGTGGTGGAGCCCTACGGCACAGATGCCCTGGCAGCCACTCGACGCGCCATCACGATGTGCGCCGCAGAGCTGGCGCGCCGCAAGACGCCCAACGCGAATTCGACCGCCAAACCCGCGGCGTAACACCGCTCCACCATGAGCGTCACCCTCGCACCGCCCACCTGTACGGCCGTTACGCGCCGCGCTGCGACCTGCGCGCCTGGGGCTGTACCGCAGCCCGGCGAGCCCGGGCACCTGCGGCATGCACTGGTCAGCGCCATCCGCACCCGCCACTACAGCCGCCGCACCGAGCAGGCGTACTGGCATTGGACGCGGCAGTTCGTCTTGTGGGCCGGCAAGCGCCACCCGCTCGAGATGGGCGCGCCGGAGATCGGCCAGTTCCTGAGCCATCTCGCCACCGAGCGGGATGTATCGGCCAGCACGCAGCGCCAGGCGCTGGCCGCGCTGCTGTTCGTGTACCGCGAAGCGCTCCAGGTCGATCTGCCGTGGGTCGACGGCATCGTGCGCGCCAAGCAGGCGCAGCGCCCGCCGGTGGTGCTCACGCGCGACGAGGTGGCGCGGCTGTGGCGCCAGATCCCGCAGTCCAGCGTGCGCGGCCTGGTGCTGCGGTTGCTCTACGGCACCGGCATGCGGCTGATGGAGGGGCTGCGCCTGCGCGTGCAGGACGTCGACTTCGCGGCCGGCGCGATCACCGTGCGCGAGGGCAAGGGCAACAAGGACCGCACCGTCATGCTGCCGCGCTTGCTGGCATCCCAGCTTGGCGAAGTTATCGAGCAGCGGCGCGCGCTGCATCAGCTCGACGTGGCCGCCGGCCGCGCCGACGTGGAACTGCCGCACGCCCTGCACGCCAAGTACCCGCGCGCCGGCCAGGACATCCGGTGGCAGTGGGTGTTCGCCACCGACGCTTACGTCACCTGCCCGCGCACCGGGGCGATTCGACGGCACCACCTGCACGAGGACGGCATCCAGCGCCTGATGGCGCGCGCCGTGCGCCAAGCCGGCATTCTCAAGCGGGCGACGCCGCACACGCTGCGGCATTCGTTCGCGACTCACCTGCTCCAGGACGGCTACGACATCCGCACGATTCAGACCCTGCTGGGGCACGCGGATGTCGAAACGACGATGATCTACACCCACGTTCTGCCCGCGACCCAGGGCGGGCGAGGTGTGCGCAGTCCGCTGGATGCCCCCGCATGAGCCGCACGCTCACGCTGGACGAAGCAGCCGCGGTGCTCAAGACCACCGCGGAGACGGTTAGCGACTGCATCCACAATCGCGGCTTACCGGCGGCCAAGGTCGGCCGCGCTTTCGTCCTCGTCGAGGATGACGTCGTGACTTGGCTGCGGCAACAGTACGGCAAATTTCGGGAGGCTCCATGCGGCTCTATCAGCGCGGCAAACGAGGCACGTGGTGGGTTGACCTCGGCGAGGTCGCAGGCCAGCGCGCTCGACGCAGCACTGGCACCTCGGACCACTCCGAGGCGAAGGAATACGCCGCCACCCTTGCGCGCGATCTCTGGCGCGCCAGGAGGCTCGGCGAAGCCCCGTCCGTAACCTGGGACCAGGCCGTCGTGGCATGGCTCGGCGAGCACGAGCATCGCAAGAGCATTGAGGAGATCAAGCGCGTGCTGCGCTGGCTCAGCGTTTACCTGCAGGGGAAGCTGCTGACCGAGATCACCGATGATCTGATCCGCCGGCTGGTCAAGGCGCGCCGCGCACAGCCGGTCAACGCCCGCGAGATCGCACGCGCCCACGCCGCCAAGCGGCCTGCGCCCGAGCCGAAGGCGACCAGCGGCGCGACGGTCAACCGCCACATGGCTCAGCTCAGCGCGATCCTGCACTACGCGCACCGCCGCGGCTGGCTCGCGGCGGTGCCGCCGATCGCCAAGGCTGACGAACCGACCAAGCGCGTCGCATGGCTCACCCGCGAGCAAGCGGCCGGCCTGCTCGCCGAGCTACCCCCCCACCTGCAGGCAATGGCCAGGTTCGCGCTGGCGACGGGGTTGCGCGAAAGCAACGTCCGGCTGCTGACGTGGCAGCAGATCGACCAAGCTCGCGCGCTGGCGTGGTTCGAGGCCGCCGAGATGAAAGCCGGCCGCACGCATACCGTGCCGCTGAACGCCGAAGCTCTGGCGGTGCTCGCCAGCCAGACGGGGCAGCACAGGCGCTGGGTCTTCCCGGTCGAGCACTGGCAGCGGCTCGACGACGGGGCTTGGGCCAAGGCGGTGGGACCGACCGGAAAGGTCAGCAATCACGCATGGCGCAAAGCCTGCGAGCGCGCTGGCGTGCCGTGGCTGCGATTCCACGACCTAAGGCACACCTGGGCGAGCTGGCACGTCCAGGCCGGCACGCCGCTGCCGGTGCTGCAAGAGCTCGGCGGCTGGGCCAGTCTCGCGATGGTGCAGCGCTACGCGCACCTGGGGCTCAGCCACATCGCGGAATGGGCCGGGAACGTGCCGGCCACCGGCACAACTCTGGCACAACCGTCGCGCGCGGCGGGCAACGAAACCGGCCCCGAAGTGCCCCTCTCAGAGGGGAATTCGGTGGGGTGGCTGATGGGACTCGAACCCACGACGACCAGAATCACAAGACGTTCCGGTCGTCACGGCGCGTGTGAAATCAAGGACTTGCGCGCGGCGCCACGACGGAAATCGGCCTAGACCCGGCACAGAACCGGCACAGGGATGGCCGGACGTGCGCACATGCGGCACGCGACCCAGATTACTCGACGTCCGCCCACGCACTCGCGCCGGGCGACGCGAACCGATGCGCGAGCGCGCGCACGTCGATCCGCACCGTGCCATCCCCCTGGTCCACGCCCCCGGGCAGCACGTGCCCCTCGGCCCGTTGAGCGCGCACGGTGTGCACACCCAGGTCGACCAGCAGGCACAGCAGTTCCCGCAGTGTGCGCCGGCTGAGCCGTCCCTTGAGGGCCTTCACCCACACGACGCGCGGCGCATCCCATTCGAGCACGCACACGGCGTCGATCGGCGGCATGCTGCCGGCTGGGTCGGTCTCATAGACGCGCGCGATCTGCGCAGCGCCGTGGATCGACTCCAGCGTGATTGTCACGGGTTTTCCCTATGCGAAAACCGCTTGCACTCACGCATTGCGTGCGATATAGTGTCTCCATCGCAGCAATACCGCTGCGACCCGGGCCCCGGGAAGCGGGCGGGAGAATCGACATGACAACAGCGACCGAAGTTCTTCGCCATTACGGCATGGCCATCGGCACAGCCAGCAAGCGCGAGGTACTCGCCGCGTGGAATGCGGCCGACGACGAAGGCACGATCCAGGCGACCGATGCGCTCCGCCTGTTCGGCGCTGGCTCGCCAGAGCGGCACACGTGCATGAACCTCCGCACGGCCCTGGGCTACCTCGGCTGCGTCGAGACCCAGAAACACGAAGCCATCTGATCGATAGGGAGAATCGACATGAGCACCATTCATTTCGAGGTCCATTGGGCGCGGGCGAACAGCGCCGACCAACTTAGTGGGCTGCGCACCGGCCCCGTCACGCGGCACTCGACCCGCGCCGCGGCAGAGGCCGAGGCGCGCTCGTTGCGGAGTGGACCAGCACCGTCCGGGCGCGCCATCAACCCGTATTACGGGCACGTGGTGCCGATCGTCGTCGAGGTGCGGCGCGGTTGACGGCATGACCAACCACCCAAACCGCAAGACTCGGGTGGCGGCATCCCCCCCGCCCGAGCTGATCGCCGATGTCCGCATCGGCGTACTGCAGACCCAGGCCCAGGCAGCGGCGGAGGTGTACGCCACCGCGCGCACCTGGCAAGATTGGGAGGCCGGGCGCAGGCGGATGCCGCGCGCGGCGTGGGAGCTCTTCCTCGTCGCCCACTGCGCCGCGGGCCACCTGCGCGCGCAGGACTGGCGCGAGTGGGTCAGGCCGGCGCTCCAGCCTCGGTGAGCCACTACCGCCCCGGCCAGCTCGCAGCGCCCACGCGGGCATCGCCCTGCCGCGACACATGCGGCGCAGGCACCGACAGCCCGACCCGCGTGGTCAACCGCCCATCCTCGCCGCACTCCAGCACGCGGGTGCGCGGCTTGCCTCCGGGGCCGATGCTCCCCTCGACCTGAGTGAGCGTCACCCGCTCGCCCGGATTCAGGGCCGGTGCGTCGCCGCGGTAGACACGTCGATCGCGGGTGTACTGCTGCACCCACTGGTGCGGCGGCTGGCACTGTGGCGCGACCACCCAGCGCCCGGCATCGCACCGCACGCGCAGCGTCGTGCCGTCTGCGGCGGTGGCCTGCGCGTAGCCGCCCAGCGGCACCTCGGCGCCCTGCCGGCGCCCGTTGTAGCTGTACGTCCGGCCATCGCGCATCACCGTGATGGCGGTGTCGCACTGCATGGCCGGCGCGCATGTCTGGCCGGTCACCCGGCGCACGCCGTCGTCGCAGCGCTCGATGTGCTGCCCGCGCATCGAGCCGTCCCACTGCGCCCAGTAGCCGGTTTGCCCATGTGCAAGCGATCGGTCGGGGTCGCCCACGCATGTGCGCCCGTCGACAGTCCACGCCTTCGGCCGCGGAGTCATTGCAGGGGCCAGGCACGGGCGGTCACACTCGGCCCAACGGCCGTTGTCGTCCACGCGCCAGCCAGGCCGCGCCCAACGATACGTGCCGCCGGTCGGGGAGATTCCCACGCCGTCGGCGCCGCAGGCCGTGCCCGGGGTCGGCACGAGCACGCAGTGCCGCCAGTAGCCGTCGGGGCCGACCTCCAGCCCCGCGGCATCGGACGCAGCGAGCGACACCGGCTCGGCCGTACCGACGCGCTTGCCCGTAGCAGCCGCACCGCAGGCGCTGCCGCAGTCGATGCCGGCCGGGCAGGCGCTGGCCGGGGCGGATGCCTGGGCCTGGGCCACGCCAGGCCACAGCAACGCCCACATCAGCCAGATGGCGCACGCCGCGGCGGCAGCAACCAGCCGGGTCACGATCGGTTCATCTCGTAGTCTCATTGGTATCCCCGGTCAACGAGTCGTAGGCGCGCTCGCAGGCGAGCCCGGCGGCAATGGCGCGGTCTGCGGCTGCAGCCACGCCTCGATACTGGTCTGCGCACGCTGCGAGTGCGTCGCCGAGTCGGTCTGCCGCGCCTGCGCCGGCAGCGGCGGGATGGCTGGCGCGGGCGTTGGCCTGGACAGCGGCAATGCGCTGCCGCAGGCGGCCAGCAGCATCGGCAGCAGCGGCAGCGTCAGCACGCGCGCGAGACGCGGCAAGGTCAGCAGCATGGGCAATCTCCTGTTGCGCCTTCAAGCGGCGCTGGGTCTCGGCGATGGACGCTTGCAACGCGGTCTCGCGCTCGGCGGCGGCCGCTGCCTGGGCGTGCTGCAGCGCGGCGGCAGCGGAGGTGGCGCGGTGCCGCTGCCAACCGCCCCAGGCGAGGCAGGCGGCCAGTGCCCAGGCCCACACCGGAACGGCGCGCAAGACGCCCAGGACCGGCGCCAGCGGTATCACGCCCGCCCCTCGCGCCGCTGCGTCAGACGCCAGCGCACCACCAACACGCCCGCGGCGATCAACACCGCCGGCAAGATCCACTGAGGCGGCACGCCCAGCGTGTCGACCAACACGCCGCGCGCAGCGTCCAGCGGCCCGCGGATGCCGCCCACACTCTCGCCGATCTGGCGCAGGCCCTCGATCACCCCAGCACCGGCCGCGACCACGCCGCCGCGCGCGATCGGGCTCGTGGCAAGGGTCGTTTCGGCCTCGACAGCCTGCGGCATCGGCGCTGGGTCCGCGTCGCCCTGCAGGTACATCGCAGCCTCGCGGGCGCGGCGCGCTGTCAGACCGGGCAGCGTGGTTAGCACGCCGTTGACGCGCGCCTTGTCCCATAGACCGAAGGCGCGCGCCGCGGCTTCGCGGTCGCCGGCGTTGTGCTGACGCAGCACCGTCGAGCGCTGGAACCCGGCCAGGCCGATGTTGTACGCGAGCGAGACCAGCGCCCCGAGCTCGGCCGGCGACGGCTCGACAGTGCACAGCGCTCGCACGGCGCGGGCGCGGTCGGTCACGTCCTCGCACAGCCAACGGTCGGCCTGCTCGCGCGTGCATGTGTCGCCAGGGTGCACGCCGTCAGTCTCGCCCCATCCGATCGTCCAGACGCCGGCCGGGCAGCGGTACGCGCGCAGCCGCAGCCCTTCGCTCTCCGCGATCAGGGCGACCGCCTCGAGCGGGATCGGCCACGGTAGCGCGGGGTCGGGCAGCGGGGCGCTCACGCGGCACCCACGCTACGCAAGTGTGAACGGTCCGACTTACGTCGCCGGTGCAGTCGCGCTCGCTTGCGCTGCCGCAGCCAGTACCCGCCGGCCACCACGATTGCGCCACCGTGGATGAGCAACAACGCATTGTTGAGCGCCCACATGCGATCGTCTGCGATCGATGCCGCGGTGCCGACGAAGCCCAAAGCGCAGCAGATCAGCCCCAGTTTGATGACGAGGCCGTCCTGCACTGACGAGGACATGACGGCCCACGTGATCGCGCAGGCGATGGCCAGGCAGGCGACGACGTTGATGGTAGACACGACAGCCACGACATCACCTCCGCGAAATCCAGCCACGGATCACGTCCCCCCACCCCACGACGCGCACGGCCTCGACCAGCGCCGCCGCCAGGCTCAGCCCGAACAGCCCGACGAGGAACGCGGCGCCCGACTGCGCCATGGCGCTGGTCAGATGCAGGTATTCGCACAGCGGCGGCGCCACAAACCCGGCCGATAGCGCCCCGCACAACACGTTGAACGCCCGCTCGCCCCAGGTCATGCCCGGGGCGAACTTCAGGGCCACGACGCTGCCAAGCGCGCCCGCGGCCCACGGGCTGCGCATGGCGCGCTCGGGGTCGAACTCGATTGGCATCGGGCAGTCTCCTTGTCGTGGTGTCGCTCGCGCGCCTCGCGCGCGCGCAGGAATCCTAGCGCGCGAACAGCGCGCCAGGGCAACTAATGTGTCGCATGGGGTCAGACGTCGATCAACTCGACCGGGAGCGTCGGCGCGGGCCCCTCGATTAGGCCGTCGCGCACGTAGACCATGGCGCCGATGGATCCGGTACCGCGCACGGTCATCTGCCCGCCTCCAGGCAGTTCGACCACCGCCTGGCCGCCCGCAGTTGAGATCACCTCGGCCGCCTGCAGTGGATACGTGGGCAGCAGTCGCCGGAACTGCACATAGAGGTTAGTCGCCATGGGTCGTCACCGCGATGGTTTGCCAGAGTTCGGGCCATTGGTGCTCGACGCTCACGCCGCGCACCAGCCCGAGCCGACTGGTTGCGCCCTCGGTGTAGCGCACCAGTGCGCCAGGGCGGATGATTCCGGTTGCAGTGAGCACTGGCATGCGCAGCTGCACGAGCGCCTGGCGGCCGGTGTCCGACAAGATTGCGCGACCTCGCTGGCGAGCCGCATCGGCATGCGTGATCAGGGGGTCGGTCACCATTGGGGCGATGACATCGCCCGCAGTCCCGCCGCGGGTCACCTGCCCCAGCACGCCCGAAGCCTGGCCGGCGACGAACACGCGGTTGTATTCGGCCTTGTCCGCCCACTCGATGCCCTCGACCGTGGCCACATCGGCCGGGATCTCGTAGTCCGGGGTAAGCGCGCCCCAGTCCCACGGAGCGCTTGGGTAGCGGTGGCGCACGATGAGGGCATCGTCGGTGTCGTGCGGCTGGACATAGCCGCCGGCCGCCGACGCGATGGACACCACGGCCGAGATGTGCGACCCCTGGTGCGACCAGACTCCGGCGGGCACCAGCCAATCGGTCAGAGACGACGAGACCGACCAGCCAATGGGAACGCCGTTGATCATCAGCGCGTCGTTCATGAGCTGCTCGGCGGTGCGGGCCAGCGCCGCATTGTCGAACTGCAGCACCGGGGCATACGGCGAATCGAGCAGCGCGGTCTTGCCGCGCCCTGACACGCGCAATGTAGTGGCCCCGAACGTGCGATCTCGAGCGATTTTTTCGGCCAGCAGCCGGATGGCCGTGCCGTTGATCGTGGCCACCAGCAGCGCCGGATCGCCCCCGACGCCAGGCATGACCAGCGACTGGTCGGCCGCATGGATCGACGCAGACCATCCCCAGGCCCAGGAATCTGCATCGAGGGACAGGCGCAGGTTTTCGGCTCGGATCGGCGCTCCTGTATCGACGCGCGCGAGCGTAACGGTGTTGATCACGTAGTACACCCTTCGAACCGGGACAACAACGGTCGCGACCGGTGGGTCGCCGCCCCCACCCTCACCGCGGCACGTGAACAGCAGCGCCGTGTCGAGCGACCACGCGGCGCGGAACAGCAGATCGGCGTCGGGCGTGTAGCACCCGCCGCCGGGCGGCACGACGGGAGGGATCCACATGCCCGCGGGCGGGCGGATCGCCTCGCGCCACTCCACATCGAGCGGCCGGCGCACGGGTAGCGCCGTACCGGTGGATCCGGTCGTGCCGCGGCGCAGCGCATCTGCCGGGCCCCACGGGGAGCGGATCGCGGGCCGGCGGTCACGGTAGCGCTCCTGCCAGTCCGTCGACCGCGAGACGCGCCGCGCGTCGGCCGGTCCCCACGGGGCCGCCAGGCTGGGCCGCCGGTCTCGAAGCATCGCGCGCCATGGCGCCTGCCGCTGCCCTGCCTGCACCTGCTGGGCCTCGCGGTAGCTGCCCGTGCGCTGCTGGCGCACCCGATCGCCGTCGCCCCAACTGCCAGCCAGCGCGGCACGCACCCCAAACGCCGGCCCGTAGGCGGCAGCAGCACCGGTGCGCAACGCAACGCCCAGGCGATGCCACGAGGCCGATCCAGTCACGCGCGCGTCGGCCTCGCCCCACTGCCCATGCGTCGCGGCCACGGTGGGGCGGTCGGTGCGGCTCGCGTAGTACACGGCCGACGTCACTGTCGGCCCCGGCAGCGCCACGCCGCTGACTGTGGCCGTCCAGTGCTCGGCCACCCACGCGGCGAGCGTCGGCGGCGGCAGCGTGAGTTCGATCGTCGCAGTGGCGTCCGTCGAGCCACCCGGCGCAGCCCCGAACAGCAGGTCGACCGGCGGGCCGCTGGCCGGCCCCTCGACGAACAGCAGCGCGACGGTCGGCACCCATCACCCCATCACAGCGGAGGTGAGCGACACCTCGCCGCCCGCGTAGACTGTGGCCGCCGACACCTTGACCGCCGCGCTGCTGGCCGGGCCGCCGGCATCGGTGTCCTGCACCCATGCGCCGCTCCCATTGATCCAACGCGACCACGTGGGCGCGCCGGTGGCGAGCACCATCGCCACGCCCGCGGCAGTCACGTCTGCAGTGCCTGACATGACGCTGCCCGGGGGCGACGTCAGCACGAACTCAAACAGCTTGACCTGCGTGGTGACCGCGTCGCCTGGCGGCGGCTTGATCCCGTCGTACACCTCGATGCGCCCGGCAGACGGGCCGTCGTCGATGAAATCGAGCGACCCCTGGAGACGCCACTCGTTATGCGCGGTAGAAATGTCGACTTGCGCCATTACATCGGGTCCGGGGTGAGGTTGTCGGCGACCACGGCGCGGTAAGCCCCCGTGTAGTCGTAGGCCAGCACGGTGTAGCGCTCCGCCGGGTCGACGTACTCGAACGAATAAGCCCCCGTGACTGGGTCGCTCCACGTCTCACCCACGCACACCGCGTCTCGGTCGCGGAAGCACCGCACCTTGCGGTGCACCGGGTAGTCTGGCGACGAGTCGACCTTGACGGTGCCGTCGATGCGCCCGAGTCCACAATGAAAGCGCCACGGCTCGACGGGGCCGGAAACCACGGTCTTCGTCAGCGTGACGCCCGGCGACACCACCGCGATCGGCAGCGGATCGACCACGTTGGCGGCTGTGTGGGTCTGCGCCATCTACCCTACCTCCAGGGGCCGGTCACGTCGAACAGGGCAACCGCGCTAGACCCTGAGTCGACGAAGGCCTTGAGCGTGCGGCCGGTCAGCCCGGTGACGCCAGTCACGCTGTCGCGCTTTGCGAACACTGCCGCGCTCACGACGTTTTGCGGCACGTACCATAGGCCGGGCAAGGTGCCCCGCCAGTTCACCCCGGACGCGCCCTCCCCGACTGACACGGGGGCGACCAGCAGTGCGTTGTTCACGGGGTCGGGGTACGCCATGGACCACGCCGAACTCCCACTCATTGCCGACTGCGGAGCGGTCGGCGACACGGGGAACCGATAGACCGCCGCAGATGACCCGATGTTGCTGGCCTGCCGTGGCACCCACTGCGATCCCGACGAGTTGCCAGCGTAGATGCACGACGCCCCCGACGGGGCGGAGCTTACGATGTTTGATCCCGGTGCCTGAAGCGTGCACGCGTACGCATCGCTCGCCTTGCGGCTCAGAATGTCCCCGAACGCCGACACGCAAGCATTGTTTGAGCCGCTGTGCACGGTCTGCATGTAGAACGTGCGCTCGTCGCCCACAATCTGCCAGTAGCGGGCCGTGGCATCAGTGGTGTAGGACTTCGGCCAGTACGTACCGCCCGACACCTGGGCCGCGGTCGGGAACGGCCCGGTGCCGGTGTTCACGTCCGACATCGTCTCGTATCCGACGACGCGAGCGTTGCTGGTGCCGGTGTCATCCACGCGCATCAAGCACAGCGTTGACGCCGGATCGCCGCTCTTGTACGCCGCAAGGTTCGTCCCGCTGTACGCCTTCACCCAGCCCAGCGGCGGCACCTTGTGCGTGATCGTCCCCGTTGCGGTCTGATCCGCAAGCCCAGTGGCGTCAAACGTGTACGTCGTGGCCGTGGTCGACAGCACGCGGTGTTCGCCATTGATGGTGCCGCCAGTGACGGTTGCGTCGGCGATCAACGCCACGCCCGCCACCTCGAACGGGTGCCCGCCCGCACGCGTGACGGTGGCCACCCCGGACGCGATGACGACCGAGTCAACGGTCGCCAGCCCCCAGCCATTGACCAGCACGGCGTCCAGCACGTCGATGAGTTTGCCGGCCTGCCCGGTCAGCACCGCGGCCCCGGTCATCTGTGAGTGGTAGAACTTGACGGAGGTTGCGCTCATGTTGCCCTCGGGTTATGGGTGATCGACGTCGCCGCGAATGAGCAGCGTGAACTCGTCCTGGTCTACGGTCTCGGGACCCTGCTGGATCGTCCGGGCCACCCACACCGGCGCGATCGTGCCGACGGTGTTGAAGCGCAGGCAATTCCCGATGCTCCAGCCGCCGCCCCAGCCCAGCGCTGGAATGGAGAAATACGGCGTGCCCGTCGCGGGGTTCGTCGGCTCGCAGTCAGTGCTGGTGTTCCCCGTGGCGATCACGCCCACGTGCTCGCCGATCACCTGGAACGTGGTCGTGTTCGTGAACTGGATCAGCCACCGCTCGGTCACCGTGCCGGTGTTCGTCAGATCGATCGGGTACGAAATGGCGTTGAACGTGCCGGTGGCGGCCCCGCCGATCTGCGCATCCGACCAGACCGACGTCCACGTCGTCTGGTCGAACATGGTCGGCACGTAGGTTTCCATGTCCCCGACGACCATCGCGCTCGATACCATGCTGCCGGGGACCGGGTAGTCATGGCTGATCTGCCGCGTGAACGACAGCCGGCCATTGATTTGCACCTCGGCGACCATCGCCATATCCTCGATGCGGTGCTCGACCGTCACGGGTTGCGAGTAGCCCGACACGTCGACGAACGTGACAGTGCCTGCATCGAGGTCTGTCGTGTACCCGGTGTTGATGACCAACCCGTCGTTGCCGATCACCCGCACCCGTGACAGCCGCACTCGGCCGCAGCTCACCACCTGGGCGTTCGTGACGGTGGCCGGCGCGACCGTGTCGGTGTGGCCGACAACCGCGAACCCGCCTGGCCGGAAGATCGGCACGCGGCCATCCTGCGGCAGGCGAACCGGGTCCAAGCCCAGGATCGACGCGTCCAGCGGCAGGTAGAAGTAGGCCACCGCAGAGTACCGCAGGGTCTCGGGGTCGACCGGCCACGGGCGCCAAATCTTGCCGTCGCCCGTCCGCACGTTGTCGGCGTCGTACCACCATTGAGCCTTCTCCTCGGCGGTCAGCCCCGAGTCGAGCACGTAGTCGCCGAACTGCATCTCGACCAGGCCCGACTCATAGTCGATTTTCCCGTGCGTGTGCGGGCCAGTCACTTCGCCGGCGAGGTTCGCCGTCGACAACAACTGCACTCCCTCGACGTCCAGCACGCTCACGGTGAGCCCAGTGGGCTTGATTGGCGCCAGCGACGTCGAGAACGTCACATTGGCGATGTGCTCGCGCGCCTTGCGCGTCCACAGGGATTGCACCGTGAGTGATGTCGGCGAGCCGCTGACCACGTAGTCGCTCATGCCCGCCACGCCCGAGGTGTAGTTGACCACCCCCGACACGATGCCGGGATCCCCGACGGTGCGACCGCGGTAGAGGATGCCCTCATAGTCCTCGTAGACCGTGCCCATCCACGTGAATTTCACGCTGCCGGGGACGATGATGTCCGTCGTGTAGGGGCACAGGTCGATGGTCACGCCGGGGGGCGTGTAGTTCTCGCTATGCGCCGTCGGGGTCGGTGAGCCGGTCTTGTAGCGCACCACCAGACTGTTCGTCCCGAAAACCTCTTTCTGCGCCTCCGACCCGAAAGACCCGCCTTTTGCCGAGGTACTGCCGCCGCCGCCCTCGGTTGTCGTCGGGGGCGTGCCGCCGCCCACCGTGGCCGTCGGCTCGCTCGTGGCGTTCAGCGACTCGAACGTGCCGGCGTCCTCGAAGTTGCTCGAGAACGCCGTCTCCGTCCAATCGCCCTGCACTTTGAGGGTGTAGGACTTGCCGACGTAGTTCGCGGTGCCCAGCGCCCCGAAGAAAGCGCCCGCGCCGTCGTCAGTCACCAACTTGGCGACCGTGACGCTGGCCTTGCTCGACTGCGACGACGTCTCGGAGTACATCGACGAGTCGCTCGACGAGAACGAACTCGTCGACACGACCGGCGACCGAGTGGTAACGACGTAAGCGCCGTCCGCGAAATACTGGTACGTCGGTGCGCCCGGGTGCAGGTTCTGCACCGTCACCTCTTCGACCGGCGCGGAGTACGCAGCCGACACGTCGCTGGTCCACGTCGGGTAGGTTTTTGTCGTGTCGACCATCGCGACCGACGTCGCGGATCCGCTGGCCTTGGTCGCATTGCCGCGTGACGACGTGACGCCCGATGACTCGGACGTCTCGCGCGCGACCATCCACTGCACCTCCAGCGTGCCGGGCGTCGGCTCGCTCACCGTCGTGAACGCCACGGTGCCGGTGCCGTCAGGCGTGAGGCCGGTCTTCGCCTCTTCGACCACGGTCGCCCACGTGTAGTCGATCTGGAACTGGCCGCCCGGGTCGATCATGGCCGTTGGCCGCAGATGCACGAGGCCGGTCATGTGCACGACGTTGCCGGTGGCGTCGCCTGAGAGAACGCCCTGACTGTTCGCGGTCGCGGTCTTGCCCACCCCGCCCGATGTCCACGTGATCGACACGCTGCCGGGGGTCACGCCCGTGTGCGCCAGATCAAACACGAACTCGGGCATGCGGTAGCCGGTGGCGCCCGAGCGGTCGGTGTAGGCGGTCTTCGGGCCCCAATAGAACATCACGGCCGACCTGTCGTCTGGCAATGCCTCGAGCGTGACGCTGATGCTGCCCGTGAGGTAGTTGACGGTGCCGCTGCCGCTGCCGGTGAGGTTGCCCAGGCCGTCGTCGGACAGGGAGTAGTTGTTGCCCAGGGCACGGAACGTCACCCGCACGCTGCCGGGCGCAGGAAGCGGCGACACGATGGTGACGTAGTTGTACCCTCGGTTTTCCTGACCCACCCGCACACGCTGCGAGAACGGGGCGCCGCCCACCACCACCTCACGCGGGGAGGTGGCCAGGGTGTGCAGGTACGCGGTCGAATGTCGCTGGTCCAGGATCGACGTCTCGGTCTGCGCGCTGGGAACGAGCTGCGAGTAGACCGACTCGACCATCGCCACCGCGTCGCCCGTCGTGATCGCCACGTCGAGCGGCGTCACACCGTAGTAGGTCGCCGCATCGGCCACGACAGTGTCGCGGGTGATGGTCTTGTCGGATCCGCGCGCGAACGACCGATTGGCAGCGGTGCCTGGGAAATCGTAGCGCAGTGCGTCGCTGATGTCGCACGTGCAGACCTTGGCGACATAGTCGACGTACTCGGCGCCCACTGCGTAGCTGTAGGTGCGTTCCTCGTACTGCACGCGGGTGAGGCGCACGTACTGCTCGGTCTGGTCCTCGTAGCCCTCGCGTTTGCGCAGCAGCAGCGTGCGCCCGACGGGAGGCGGCTCGACATTGGTGCGGCACATCAGTTGGATCGCACGCTGCCCCGTGATGTGGTTCTCGTAGAGGAACCACGGGCCTTCGGGGCCGGCGTTCAGGTATGCCTCGACGCGGTTGGCCGCGTCGGATCGCTGATCGAAGACATCGCCCGTGGAGAAGATCGTCACGCTCACGTTCTGGTCAGTCGGCCCGGATGCCACGATCACGTTCGCCCCGAAAAGCCCGTCGACGTTGGCGGTCTGCACGTGGGCGAACACCTTGCGCAGATTGACGCGCCCGCCAGCGCGGTCGAGTTCGCTGATGTCCGGGAAGATCGCGTTTTGCACCGCGTCCGCGATGATGGTGGGGGTAGGTGCGCCGCCGCCACTGGGGACGTCGGACATCACCTGGCTTGCCACCAGCTTGATATCGCCTGCGAGGATCGTCATGGGGTCACATCCAGGAATCGGAAGGTGGCCAGGTAGTAGTCGCCTGGGTCGGTGTCGTCGTAGTGCACGATCGGGGTGGAGCTGATGGCGCGCTCGCTGTGCCGCCAGATGACGGTGCGCGTCACGCCGCGCAGCACCAGGGTCAACTCCTGGCCGGGCGTCGACGCCCAGGCCTGCGCCTGCTCTAGCACCGAGCGGGCGCACCAGGCGCAGTCGTCGCGCTCGGGCTGCAGGGTGATCGGCCGCCCGCCCAGCCTGGCAGCCGAGCTCACCACCAGCGCCCCGGTGATGGTTCGCCGCTCGGTCTGCTCGACGGGGAGCCAGTCGAACTCGTCAGCCCACAGCAGGTCCGCCGGCAGGTTGATGGTTGTCGCGCCGACGGTCAGGGTAATGGCCATGTGCTCATGCTCCGGCGCGCGCAGCCGCGGCGCCTATCTGTGCCAGCAGCGACTCCAGGGCGGAAGCATCAGTGTCGCTGGCCACGGTCACGCGGGTGGTCTGGCCGTTCAGGTTGATGTTGATGGTGCGCGCGCTGCCGCTGCTCGAGCTGGCCACGGGGGTAGCCGCAGCCGACCCCGCCGCCGAGGTCCCCGTGGTACCGCCGCCCCCGCCTCGTACGGTGCCGCTGGACGTGCCATTGCCACCGCCCAGGCCACCAGCGCCGGCGCCGGTGCCGGGGTTCACGCTGGGCGACTGCAGGGAGTCGACGATCTGCTGCAGGGTGTTGACCCACTGCTGGGCGTCCGGCACCGCGGCGAACGACGAGAACTGCGATGAGCCGGTGAGGTAGGCCGACTCCTTCGCCGCGGAGAGCGCGGCCAGCGCAGCGGCCAGGTCGCCCGGGGTCAGAGTTCCCGCCTGGTACTTCTCGCGCAGCACGAATGGCAGCGAGTTGTCGACGCCCGTCGTGTTGCCGGCCAGCGCGTCGATCTGCGCCTGGGTGCGACCATAGGGGTCGCCCGCGACCTTGTCGCCGCCTTTTGGGTCGAGCTTGTACTTGCCAGAGTCACCGCTGAAGCTGCCGGCGGCGGCGTTGCGCTGCTCGGTCAGGGCCTGGGTGACGGCGCGGGTCGACTGCTCGGCCTTGCTCATCGAGCGGACGTATTCTTCTCCCAGACCCTTGACGCGAGCCTGAGTCTCGATGATCTGGCGCTGCAGCCTCAGCTCGGACGATTCGACGCCGCCGTTGGCCTCGACCGCCGCAGCGTGGTAGCGCTGGAAGGCGGCGATCTTTTGCTGAATGGTCGCGTCGTTGTTGTCGCGAATGACCTCCCAGGCGCGCCGGAACGTGTCGGCGGTCAGCGTGAGCTCCTCACGGCTCTTGAGGCCCAGCGTCTTGAACGCTTCGGCGAGGGAGCTTATGCCGGGCTTGAGTTCGTCGGCCTTGGCCCGGATCTTGGCGAGGGCCGCGGCCCCTTCTGCGCCAAGCTCGGGGAAGCGCTTCGTCAGTTCGATCACTCGCTGCTCGACCTGCTTGAGCGCCGCCTCTGTCTTGCCGGCCTCGATTTCCTTCGACAGGCTCTTGGCCAGCAACTCGCCAGCTCGCGTGCCGGTGATGCCCAGGTCGTCGAGCGTCTTGGACAAAGCGTCGGTATCGTTCATCGCGCCGGTCATGGCGGCACTGAAACCGGTGCGCAATTCCTCCACGCTGGTGCCGGCGCGGCGCAACGATTCGTCAGCGATCGCCGCGATCGCGCCGCCGAGTTTCTCGGCCTCATTGGCCGAGCCCGAGAATGCCGCGCGCGCCTGGGTCTCGAATGCACGCAGATCACGCCCGTTGAGCGCCAGGGCCCAGGCGCGCTGCACGTCCTCGGCCGACGCCTCACCGATGACCCGCAGCTTGTCGAGCGCGGCCCCGGCGTCGGCGATGCCCTGCAGCGAACCAAGGTCGAGCGACTTGGCGAGCTCCGCCAGCGCCTGCGCCGTCGCCTTGCCCTTCTGGCGCATTTCCTGGAAGTCGGCCACGAGTGCCTTTGACCGCTCGGACAGCCCCAAGGCGGCATCGCGCGCGCGCTCGGTCTGCTGGTCGAGTTCGGCCTGCGCAGCCTTTGCGGCTTTGGCGGCTTCTGCCCGCGCCTTCTCCCGCGACGCCACATCGGTCGTGGCATCTCGATAGCCTTGCAGCTTGGCGATGCCCTCGCCAATCCACGTGCCGGCGGCCTTGAATGCGTCGACAGCGAGCCCGCCGAACGCAGCCACGGCCACGCCGACAGCCCCGAAGACCCCGGCCAGCCGTCCGACTGTCCCGAGGATGCCGGCGACGCCCGTGGCGGTGGAGGCAGTGGCCGCCGCTGTGGCAGTAGCCGACGCGCGCGCCGCCACGGCGTTGGCGGCCTGCGCGGTGGAATTGGCCGCAATGGTCGCGGTGTTGGCCGCCTTGGCCGCCGTGTTGGCCGTAGTCGCTGCGGTGCCGGCGGCAGTAGCGACGGTGGCCGCGCCGGTTGCGCTGGCGTGGCTGAGCAGCGTCGATGCGATGTCCAGCGCCCTGAACCCAAGCCAGGCCTGGCCAGCCGCCACCAGCGCGGTACCCAAGCCCTGCAGGTTGTCCGCCACCAGCGTGATGGCCTTGGCCGCGGTCGCCGTCACGCCGTAGGCTTGATCGGTCTGGCCGATGTACTCCTGCCACGACGTTTGCAGCGCTGACAGCGCGCGGCCCACCGTAGGCGGCAGCTTCGAGAACTCGGACTCGATGATGTTGGCCTGGCCCTGCAGGGCGCCAATCACCACCTGGCTGGTCAGGGCGCCGGCCTGCGCCATCTTGCGCAGCTCACCCGTGGTCACGCCCAGCCCGTCGGCCAGTGCCTGAGCCAGGCGTGGCGACTGCTCCATCACGGAGTTGAATTCCTCGCCACGCAGCGCGCCGCCCTGCAGGCCCTGAATGAGCTGCGTCACGGCCGCGTCGGACGCCTGCGCGCTGGCACCGCTGACCTGGATGGCCTTGTTTATGGTTTCGGTCAGGGCCAGCGCTTCCTGATTGCCCAAGCCGATTTGCTTGCCGGCCTGCGCCAGGCGCGTGAAGAGGGTGCCCGTCTGCTCAGCAGCCACACCGGTGCGGCGCGCGACGTCATAGACGCCCTCAAAGGCCGACGCGAACTCCGCGCCCTCTCCGGTCACCAATCGAATGCGCGCGCCCAGGCCGTTGTAGGCGTCGGCGGTCTTGGCCACATCGAAGGCCATCTGCGTGAACGCATTGCCGCCGATGGCCGCCAGCGACAGGGTTTGCAGCCGCTGCAGTTGCTGCGAGATCGACTGCACGCCATCACCGATCTGGCGGTGCGATCGCGACTGCACCGCCGCGGAAGCGGCCGACGCGGCGGCCTGGTCCTGGTACGAGCCGGTGATGCTGCGCCCGAGCTGCACGAGCTCGCGCTCGCGCTGGGTCAGCAGCACCTTCTTTCCAGCCAGCCCCTCGGTCTCGACACCTGCGGCGATCATCGCGCGGCGATGCATCTCGAGCGATGTCGCGTTGGCGGAGTGCTCGGTCTTGGCTGCGCGAGCCGCGTCGATGAGTTTGGCCAGTTGCCCGATCTGTGCGCGCGTGGGCTCGACCGACGCGGCCATCTCGCGCTTGTGCGCCGCGATGGCGCCTTGCGCCTGCTGCAGGGCGGCGGCCGACGCTGCGGTCGCATCCTTCAGGCGGACGAACTCCGCGATGGATGTCTTTTGCTCGCCCAGCGTGCGCAACTCACCAGCGACGCCGCGGGCGCGCTCGGCCAGCGCGGGGTCGATGGACGCATCGAGCCGTTCGAGATCGGCCGCCAGCGCCTGGACGGACTGCCCGCCCGTGGCGTTGGCCTCGATGTCGTATCGGATCTTGGGGTCGGTCACCGCCGGTGCTCCCACGCTGGGGTTAGGATCGCGCCATGCGCGCGACGAATTCGGGCCGCTGCAGCATGCTGCAAGCGGCGGTGGTTCTGGCGATCGGCGCAGCCGTCGCCTTCTTTGGACGCTGGCCAGCCTGGGCCCCTGTGGGCATGGCCGTCGGCTGCGTTGCCATGTGCGCCGCAGCAGCTGCGATCAGCCTGCGGCACATGCTGTGCGGGCGGGCCCGGCGCGAGCCGGGCCGGGGCATCAGCGCTGGCGGATGACGAATGGCTCGCTCTTGGACGGCGGCGTCTTGAGCTTGCCGGTGAGCTCGATCGAGTTCCAGTCGTCCTTCATGAAGTCGAACTCCCCCGACGGCGTCAACACGACCTCATAGAACTCGGCCAGGTACAGCGAGTCATCGACCTTGTTCAGACCATCGAGCTTCATGTAGACGCGAAGCTGCGGCTGCACGTTGCCGCGGATGGCCGCGCCGGTGAACGTGTTACTGACATAGTCGATCTTGCAGGACTGCGCGTCGGAGATGGCGCCGCCAGTGATGGCACGGACCATGCCGGTACGGCGGTTGATCTCGTAGTCGGTGCCCTCGACGTAGGTCGGGGTGCCGCTGGTGTGCGTGAGCGTCACCGTCGCCTGCAGGTCCTCGGCGGCGAGCTGGACCCAGCCGTCCAGGCGCATGACCACGACCTCGTCGACGACGGTCGCACCGGTCTGGGTGTAGGTGGCATCTTCACCCATGACGCAGTAGCGCAGGTTGTCGCGGTTGACGGTTTCGAGCGTGACGCTCAGTTCACCGGGCTCCTGCAGCGCCACGGTCTCGAGGATCTGGCCGTAGGTGTCGCGCCGGCGCGACTTCTGCTCCTTGATCGTCGAGTTTGGCTTGATCGAGAACTTGGTGCAGTTGCCCACGTTCTTCATTAGACCCAGGTCGCCATTGCTGGCGATGGGGGCCATCAGCACGTCGAACGCGCCGATGAAACCCTGTGCATTGGACAGAGACATGATGGTTCCTTGAAAAAGGGAAGGAAGGGGTCAGGGCACGGCCGGGTAGACCTGGCGATAGTCGATCTCATAGGCGCTGAGCAGCAGCGCGCCGCTGGCACCGGAGTCGCGCAGTTCGGGCTCGACCTCGGTTTCGCGCACGGTGTGCGCCTCCTCGGCGAGGTCTTTGCTGCACAGCGCCTGGATGGCCATACGGGCGGCGAAGTGCAGCTCGTCGACCTCCGCGTGCGCGTCTGTCGTCGACACCAGCGCGCCGAGCACGAAGCGACAGCGCCGCTTCTCTCGCTGCTGCGGCTGCTCGAGAAGGCGGTCGCCACGATCGAGCAAGAACAGCGTGCGACTCGACTGCGGCCTGGCCAGCGGCAGCGGCGGATTGAAGACCGCCGCCGCGCTGTTGGCCGTGGCCACAGACGAGACCACGCCAAACAGCGCCTGCCCGATGGTGTAGCGGGTGCTTTGGGTCATGCTGAGATCACCAAGACAGCTTCGGCCTCGCTACCCTCGACGCGCAGTTCCACCCGCTCGACGAGCCAGGACGAGACCCCATCGGTGATGGTGTCGCCGGCCTGGACATCGTGCGCCGCGGCGAACCGCAGGCGACGCATGGTCACGGTGGCGTGCGAGTCGAAGACATGCTCATCGACGACGCCGAGGATGCCCGGGAACACGAGATCGGCCGCAGCGGCGCGAGCCCTCGTGAACTCCCGCGCGAACTCGTCGACATCGAAGAACGTGGCGAGGTCGGCATCGATCACTGCGCCACCTCGCCGGCCGCGGCGGACTCCGCGGTAGCGGACGGTTCGTCGGCGTCGACGCGGATGGCCGCGCCCAGGTCGATCAGGCGCTGCGCATCTGCCTGTTCCACGCTGGCCTGGCTGCCTGCGTGGTAAGTCTGCGGCGCATCTGCACTGCCCAGCACCACGGAGCAGCGCATCTGCACGCACACCAGGCCGGGCGCGGCGGGTCTTGCGGTCTTGGCCATGTCCAGGCTCCGGTCAGAGGACGGTGGCGCGGAACGTGGCGTTCACGCGTTCGGGGACCAACAGCGGCGCGGACTGCATGAGCAGGTAGCGCAACGACGGATCCTGCTCGACCCAGCTCTTGGTGAAATACTCCACCGCTTGCAGGCTGTCGACATCGAGGATGGCGCCGAAGTGGCGGGTGCCCTCGACGTAGGCCGGGCCAGCCGCACCGATGACGGTGCCCGCCGGCAGGATGGAGCCCTCGATGTCGGTCAACGGGTCGACCACCCAACCGCTGTACGTGTAGATCGCGAACTGGTCGACCATGCCCTGGAACACGAGGCCCTCGCGCTGGTGCGCGTCGGTCTGCATGGTGCTGTTGCCGCGCCAGCGGGCCAGGCGGTCTTTCACGTCCGAATCGGCGCGGAAGATCTTCCACACGTCGACCGTCATCGCGACCTCTGTCATGGCCACACCGGTCTTCTGGACCATCGTGTCCGACCAGTCCTGGAGGTCATCGAGTGGCTTGATGCCGGCCTGGCCCCAGCGGTTGCCACCGACCTTGACGACGGTGAGACCCGCGTCGCGGCCGAAGTCGACCGCGACGGTGGGGTAGTCCTCGCCGGTGATGGTGACAGCGCCTGAGTGCATGGCTTGGGCGGCCATCCACTCGATGCGGCGCTCGAGCATGTCGAGCTGGTCTTGCAGGTCCTGGGCCACCAGCAGCTGCAGGCGCTCTTCGGGGCTGTATTGGCCACCGCCGACGCGCTCACCCATGGCGCGCTTGATGGAGCGGCCCGGGTGAAAAACGCGCTTGTCCTTGATGTACGCGGGCTTGAACGTCTTGGCGGCGAAGCCGCGGCTGCGCACCACCTTGCCGCCCACGAGGGGCGACACGAAGGGGCTCATGCGGCGAGGCTTGGAGTCGACATCGAAGTGGATTTCCTCGGTGTCGCAGGTCTGGACGTTCGTGAAGTAGCGACCGGCCAGGCCATTGGCCGGCATGCGCAGGTCTTCGACGATGGCGGCCAGGGTATCGGTGCTGAACAGGTCGGCCATGATCAGGCGCCCCCTTGGGTCAGGTGAATGAAGATGCCGGCGTCCTTGAGCGCGGCAGCGATGCTGGTCAGGGTGTGCCCGGCGCCCAGCGTGAGTCCGGCGTCCTGGAAGTCGCCGCGCGTGTAGACCAGCGTCACCTTGTCGCCGGCGCTGGCGTCGCAGTCGTCGACGAGGATGGCCACCGGGGTCTGCGAGCCGTCAACGGCCGCCGACGCGCTCAGCGTGTACTTGCCGCTGGCGGTGATCTTGCCGAGCACGGCGCCGCGGGTCAGGTTCTGGCCGGAAACGAGGGTGATTTGCTCCGAGAAGAGCAGATGGGCGTTGCCCGCGACCAGCTGGTCGGGGGTGAAGCCATCGGAGCGGAAGGTCGCCATGAAAGCCATGGTGCGTTCTCCTTACTTGGTGGGGCGGATACCGTCGAGCAGCGCGACGGCGCTCTTGGCGATGGAGCGTGCATCGCGCGGCGCATCGGACGGGGCAGCGGCCGCCGGGGCAGGCGCTGGAGCGTCGGCCTGGTGGGCTGCGGCAGCGGCCTGGCGAGCGGTGCGCTCGGCGGCCAGCACCGCGGCGGCCGCTTCGGGGCCGGTGGTGCGGCCATCCATGGCCAAGCGGTCGATGAGGGCCTCGTGGCCCGGGAGCGCCTGCTGGCGCACGGCGTCGATGCGCGCGCGCTCCTGCGCGGCACCTTCGGCCAGGAAGTCGGAGCGCAGGGCCGCCATGAGCGGCGCGTGGTCGCACTCCAGAGACTCACGCGTGAGGTTGGCATCTGCCGGTGGCATGATGTCGGTCCTTTCAGTGGTCGGTGGATCCGCGGGCGCATCACCGGCGACCGCTGGGCAATTCCCTTCGACCCGCGCGTCACCGGCGCAGGCCTCGGGCACGGAGGCAGCATCGGCGTCGGCGCGGGGGCCCCGGGCGCTGCGGCGCTTCGGAGATCCCGGGCGGCGCGTCACGCTGCCGGGGTCAGCGGCCATCTGGGCCACCAGCGCGTCGAGCGTGGAAACACCGTCCACGAGCCCCGCGTCGATGGCCTGCTGGCCGATGAAGACACGGCCATCGGCCATGTCAGAGAGCACCTGTTCGGTCGACACGCCGCGGTGCTGGGCCACGGCATCGACGAACAGGCTGTAGTAGTAGTCGACCTGCGCCTGCATGTAGGCGCGGCCCTCTTCCGTGAGGGGGCCGGCATCACTGGCGATCCGCTTGTAGGCCCCGGCGGTGATCTCGGTCACGTCGGGCCGGTTGGCGTTGATGTGGCGGGCGACGACGCCGATCGAGCCCACCATCACGGTGGGGCCGGAGTTGTAGACCGCCCCAGCGGCGCTGCCGATCCAGTACGCGGCCGAGGCCATCAGGCCGTCGGTGTGGGCGACGATGGGCTTGGTGTCGCGCGCTGCGAAGACCTGGGCGGCCAGGTCGGGCGAGCCGAAGACGGAGCCGCCGGGGCTGTCGATGGCCAGCACGATGGCCGAGACCCGCGGGTCCGCCATGGCGGTGGCCAGATCTCGTTGCAGCAGCTGCGCAGAGGCGCCGCCGCTGATTTGGGTCATGAGGTTCGCCTTGGGCGAGATGACACCCTGCACTGGCAGGACAGCGACGCCGTCGACCACATCGAAACTACGCTGCTGATTGGCCAATGGCCGGCCGATGCTGGCCTCGACGGCGCGCAGGTCGATTTTTTCGCCACGCAGGTGCGTGCAGTAGACCGCCTGCAGTTCGTCGAGCATGGCAGGCGTGAGCGCCCAGGGGCCCACGACCAGGTCGAACAGGCGCGAGGCGCCGTGAGCAGGCCCAAAGGACGAACCCCGCCGGGTGGCGGGGCTCTGGAGGGAGACATTCATGTTGCGTCCTCAATGCACGAGTAGGCCCAGCAGGACCAACTCTTCCTCTTCGCGGCGGCGCCGCTTTGGCCGGCGGCCCGGGTCCGCCGGCACAACAAACACAGCGCCCGATCCACCGGTACCAGCGGCGATGTGGATCGGATACGGCCCGAACTCAATCGCCGCGAACCCCTGCACCGCCGCAGCGCGCGCGCCCAGGCCTGCCCCGACGCCCTGCGTGGCGATCGAGCGATGGTTGAGCATGGTCAGACCCGCTCGACCGTGACCGTGCCGCCGGCCTCGATGATGGACTGCGAGACGCTACCGGCCGTGCGGCTGGTGGGCGTGACGACGAGGGGCACGCCGGGCAGGAGGGCGTGCAGGCCGGCGAGGTCGGTGATCCACGGCAGCGCCGCGTGGATCGCCACCAGCGTCTGCTCGGCCGTCAGCCCGTTGGCCAGCACGTGGGCCCACACATCCGTCGCGACGCGCGACACCTGGCGCACTGTCGGCGCGTGCCCTGTGATCGCGATCGTGCCGACGCCAGGGGTAACCGCGTGGGTGACCCACACCAGCTCGGTGCTGGCCGGCGGCGTGCCGAGCGGGTGGATTCCGTAGGTCACGGGGGATTACCCGGCGAGTTCTGCCGCCTGCATCGCTCGCGCCGCTCCGAACAACGCATCGACCGATTTCTCATCCATCCCCTTGACAGCGGCGATGATGGCCACTAGCGGATTGTCGCGGTGGATCTCCGGCGCACGGTGCCACGACAGGATCGCCACTGGCTTATGCGTGTCGGGCATCACCTCGGGCGGCAGGGCCTGGATGATGGCCTCGATAGCGGCGTCCATCTGCGACGGCGTTTTGACGTCGGGGCCGAGCATCCCGCTTGCCAAGATCGCAGCCGCCCCGAACCGGAACGGCACGACATCGACGGATGTTTGCAGCAGCGGAATAGCGGCGTCCAGATCAGGCGCCCACCACCAGCCGTCGACCGGGTAGGTGTGCGCAGCGTGGTCGTCCTCGGTGAGCGTGTGGCCTGGGCCGTAGACACTGCCCGCCGTGATGATTGTGTCGCGCTCGCGCTTGAAGAATGGCATATCTCAACTCCCGGCAACGGTCCAGCCCTTGGCCGTCGCGATAGATGGGGTGTCGCCGCTAGTGCCTGGGTTGCCGGTCACAGTGAGGGTCTTGCCAGTAACCGTTGGCAATGCGGTATAGAGCGCATCCAGTGCCGCGGCGTCGAAGTTGCATGAGGCGATGGAGAAAGATTCGGGGATTGCCATGCCATCGGCCGCTTGCAGGGACGTACATCCGCTAAATGCGCTCGTCGTCGTTGTGCATGCCGCCAACGTCATGCCAGCTGGCAGCGACTGCAGCGAGGCGCAGCCGTAGAGCATGCTGCTCGCGTTGGTCACCGCGCCCAACGTCATGCCAGCAGGCAGCGACTGCAGCGAGGAGCAGTTGTAGAGCATGCTGCTCGCGTTGGTCACCGCGCCCAACGTCATGCCAGCAGGCAGCGACTGCAGCGAGGAGCAGCCGTAGAGCATGCTGCTCGCGTTGGTCACCGCGCCCAACGTCATGCCAGCAGGCAGCGACTGCAGCGAGGAGCAGTTGTAGAGCAT